TAAGGCGCCAACCGTTAATCGTGGTGATGAGACTACGTCGTGCTATCAACGGCATGACGTTCGCACAATTAGTCGTACAAAAGTTCGACTTAGCCTTCCAAAGACTTGGCACTTACGTGTCTTGTCTAGGTTGGTGAAAGATTGTGCCTGGATACTTCCGCGGCCCGATGTCGAGCGTTTAAGCTCGTCTGTCGGAGACCTTGACCTTTGGGACAAGGCGGTAGCGGAATTGGGTTTAATAAGATTAAACTCAATAGACCATATTGTTTCGCCTTTACAGGCGGCAACAGAGTGTCTATTATCCAGCATAGTTAAAAAGTTCAAGGTGGAAGGGGACCAAGACAATAGGCGAAGATGCGCTATAGAAGACTTTGTCAAAGCTGAAGAGCTTTGCTCAGAATTCAACCGGAAAGGGTATAAAACTCTTATGGGTAGTGCATATCGTCCGTTAATGTGCGAGTTCATCACTCGTACACTTGGTGACTTCCTGCCATGTTCGGATCAACTATGGAGATCAGCCAGGCACGGGCCTGGCGCCGTGTTCGGTCAAGTTATGAGCAAAGCTGGTTCGAAATACTTTAAGTATTCCGACTGGCCGTACAGCGTAACTCCACGAGCACGTAAGTATGCAGTAGAGTTCATCGACAATGACCCTCGTTGGAGAGGTGCTCTTGAAGCGTCATATAGAGGCCATTATGGCCTGACGCCCTGGAGCCTTCTTAACTTGGAGGCATTTTGGGATAATACCCTGATGAACATCCCTGGTAACAGGGTTACTACGGTACAGAAGGACCGGTCAAAAGACCGGCCCATTGCAATCGAGCCTACCCTAAACGTTATGCTTCAATTAGGCGTGGACGGATTTATCCGTCGACGGCTTAAGAAGTGTTGGGGTATTAACCTGAACAGTCAGAAGAAGAATCAGGAGCTGGCGAGAGCCGGCTCTATTGATCCTACTCCTAATAGTCCTGCTACCATTGATTTATCAATGGCATCGGATACTATATCTTTACGTCTTGTAAAGATGCTGTTCCCGTCTGAGTGGTATCGCTACCTCACAGACATAAGGTCTCCGACTGGCTTATTGCCAGAAGGAAGAAGGATTCGTTATTCCAAGCTTTCTAGCATGGGAAACGGGGCCACGTTTGCAATCGAGTCGCTTGTCTTTGCTGCAGCAGTCTTTGCTGTGGTTAAGAACGCGCGTTGGAGAT